CACTGTTGTCTCTGCGTTGTCACCAACATTAAATGCGATAGACCCCAAATAGCAAGGAAACATATCGCGAAATTTAACACGATATCTTGGATTGTTTTTGTTTGAATAAATCGTAAGAGCACCATCAGTATACACGACTGGTCTTTGATTTGTTGCCAAACTCTGTGTGTATGATGATCGTGTAGTTTTTGCAAGTTCAATATATTCTTTATAGTCAGTTGGGAACGTTGCTGCGCGAATCCAATCGTGCAATTCCAACCATGAACTTAAATCTTCACTTACAAGAAATGATATGTTGTAAGTGTCATAGATTGCCTTTTCTCCTGGATGAAATAGATCAATGAATGGAGTGTTTCGCACAATTTCAGTGAGTGAAATTCCAGGAACGTTTGCATTTTGACAGAAATAAGTTAGATTCGGCAGACGATCAAAGACCATCTGAAATTTTGTTGTTTGCAATAAATCAGTGTTAATCGGATTTCTTGTGAGTGCTGTCATCGATGTACTTCCGTAAGTCTATGATGTTTTCTTTTTCGATTAGTTCAATAATAAAATTTGTCAATTCAATATCTTTTCGGATAAAAAATAATTTTTTATTTAATTCTTCTAATCGATCAGTGTAATACTTCAGCTCCTGCTCTTTTTGCTTACGCAGGTCTCGAAGTTCAGATAAAAGAATAATCGTCGCCATATAAACTATCTAGGGAAATAAAAAAGGGTGGGTTCTTTCGAACCCACCCCAAGTCACTTGCCTTATTATTTTTATAAGTTTGGCAAACTATTACTGGTTGATGTTCAACACGCGGAACTTGCGATAGTACAAGTTTGTTCCGTTTGCTAGAGCACCAGTACCTGCACCAGTTGCAAATGGGTTTGCTACGAGACCATAACGTGTCTTGAAGCCGACCTTTGGCTGGTAGGTTGTTGGATCAACTGCACGTACCATCTGTAGTGGGACGTATGGGCAGTAGAACAAGCCAGCGTCATAAGGTGTTTGACCCTTATAACCAACAACAACATAATCTGCACCAGAGACAGAATATGGGTCAACATAGACTTTGATGCGTCCGAAGAGCACGCCAGCGAATGTGTTGCCTGTATCGTCAACCATTAGATTGGTGTTGTTTGATAGTGCTGAGTTGTAATCGAGAAGACCAGTCATTGCAAGAGCTGATGCAACATCGGTTGAAACGATGAGCATGTTGCCCTTTCCACGACGGGTGTCTTTTGCGATTTTGTTTGCAGCTTGTTCGATGCGGAAGAGAAGTGACTTATACTTTTCTGCCTGCCAACGACCAGATGTACCGCCTGCTGCATCAGAGATTGTTGAACTTGATAGGTTAACAACGTTTGATGACACGCCAGTGATACCGACGTTTGCAGTTGCATAGATCGTACGAACAACTTCGCGGTTGATTTCTGCAAGAATTTCAGTTGACAAAATATTTGTCAATTCTGTTTCTGCATCTAGACCGTGAACTGCCTTGAGATCCTGAGCAAGTTCGAGCGTGTATGCTGCTTGCAAGCCACGTGAGTTGGCTGTAACAGCAACGCGATCGATCTGGAAGCCCATGTAAGCAAGTGTTGCATCTTCTGCATAAGCAGTTGTGAAACCATAGCCAGTGTTTGCAAGTCCGAAGACTGTTGCATCGTCTGTACCAGGGTTGACTGTTGTGCTGAATGCGGTCATTGTGCCGTTACCAGAGTGAGCGTTATTGGCTTCGTTAAAGAGAGCCTCACCGCCACGTGCTGAGCTGGTAGCATAGACTGAACGCATTGCGAAGATCAAACCTGTTGGACCTGTCATTGGCTGAACGCCGCAGATGTCATAAGCCATTAGGTTTGGAAGTGCACGACGGACTAGACCAATTAGAACTGGATCAAATCCTGTGATGCCGCTATTTGTTGCGCCTGAAAGACCAGTGATTCCTGCAGTTCCCATGGCATTGGCTGGAGCAGCTTCCCATAGGTTTTGCATTGAACGTGATTCTTCTTGAAGGGCACGCTCTTGATTTTCGAGAACGAGAGCAGTAACTGCGCGCTTGTAAGGGTCGCTGATTGCTGGGAGTTCTGGGTGATCAAGAACTGGTGCCCACTTCTTTGCATATGTTTCGTTAATATACATTTAGTGATACCTCAGTTAAATTAAATTAGGCTTTTGGAGCCGTTTTTGCGATTGCTTGAACATAACGATTCATGATGTTATTAGTTGATGCTACTTCTGGTTCTTCATTAAGAGCGACTTTCTGAAGTTCCTTTACCTCACTTTTCACTTGTACTTTAGTTGGGAAGTAGTTCTCGCGTAGTACAGCGAGTTTTTCTTCAAAATCACCTTCTGTGGTGAACTCCACGCCCTCTGCGAGCGATTTCATTTTTCCTGCTTGGACTGCAGTGAGTCCTTCGCAGAAATTATTAATTGCTTTTTCTTTCTTGACAGCATTTAATTCTTCTTGTAGTGCGCTGATTGTTTCATTCTGATCAGCAACATGCTTATGAACAGAATCTACATACTCAGCTGCAGTTTCAAGTTCTGCTGCAAGTGTTTCTGCAACATCGACCTTCTCTTCAGGAATTTCGATGTAGTGTTCTTGGAACAATGCACGGAGACCAGAAATAAAGTCTTCAGCGAGCTCGGCACGTAGACCTGTCTCGATGGCAACTTGATTCTGTTCCATCCACTGCTCAACGACGTAGTTAAGATACTCATCAACTTGCTCGGTAAGATCATTCTTGATCTCATCATAAGCATTTGCGAGAACTTCGTCGTTCTGTTGTACAATTTGTTCAAGAATAGTTTCAACGCGAGAAGTCACTGCTGATTCGAAAATCAATGTGGCTTTTGCGCGGAATTCTTCGGATAGAGATTCTCCATTGAACAGAGCGTCAACGTCTTCTCTCATGTTACCCTTGAACTGCTTTACCGTTTCTTTGATTGCAACCATTCGTTGTTCACGAACTTGCTCTTCGGTGAGTTCATTTGTTTCCATTGTTTGTTCTTCTCCGTTCATATTTGAGTCCTCAAATTGTTCTTTCATGTTTTGTTTTTTGGCTTGTTTAAATCCTTTTGCAATATCTCCGACAAGATTTCCGACTGCACCTGCTTTAGCTGCATCTTTCCAATCTTGTCCAAGAATTGCACCACCTATTCCTGCTCTAATTGCAGATCTTCCTGTTCTCTTTATCTGATCAACAAATTGATCACCAACAGTTTTTTCCTTTTCAGGTACTTCTGCAGTTGGCATACCTGAACCACTATCTGATACATCAGCTTCAGATCCTGCAGATCCTTCTTTTCCAAGTGTCCAAGCATCCCATGTTGATTGTTTGCTCCAATCTTCTTCACCAGCACGTGTCTTTGGAGCACGAGGTGGCTTGTTATCCGCACTTGGAGCAGGTGCTGCTGGAGTTGCTGCAACTGGTGCTGCTGGTGCAGCAGGAGCTGTTGGAGTTGTTGTAACAGGTGCTGCTGGAGTTGTAGTTACTGGCTTTGGACCTGGTTTTGGTTTATTACGTGCAAGTATCCCAGATAACGTGTCACCTTTAGAAATTTTATAACTTTTGCCGTCTGGCAATTTAATTGTATCACCAGCACGAATCTTATTTGGATCTTTGATGTTTGGATTTAATTTCATCACATCAGCATATGGATTTTTCTTAGCCTTACCTGCTGCTTCATCCAAAATTTCTGAAACAAATTCTGCTTCTTCATCTGACAATTGACTAATAAATTGATCAAGTTGTTGTTCATTGAGCGTTGACAAATAGCCAACAATTTCTTGTGCATCTTCGCGCATTGCAGACATTCCACCTGCAGCAGCTAGTCTTCCTCTGCGATTTGCACGAACATCTCTCATAAATGATTTTGATTCATCTTCATCATCTTGAGGAGCTGCAGCGGATGCTTGTGTACGTTCTCCTTGATCATCTTGTTGTGATGGCTCATAGTCATCTGGTCTTTCTGGTTTTTCATTATAATTTGTTCCACCGCTGCCACCAACTCTTGATGCTGCGAGATTTGATGCAACATCACCAGCAACTTGTGATCCTGTTGCGCGGCTCACAGCATCGCCAACTGCGCCAGCAGCAGAACCTACGATTGATCCCAAACCAGCTGCTTTGGCACCTTCTTTAAATTTGCCACCAGCAAGCACTGATCCAACACCACCTTTGAGCGCTTCACCAGCAGCAGTTTTAAGAGCACCACCAACAACTGGAACTTTACTGATTGCTGATCCAACTTTTGATACAAGCCCTGCTGCACCACCTGCAAGTTTACCAAGCGCAGTGCCTGCAAGTTTGCCAGCAATCTTACCACCAATTGCGCCGAGTGCTGTACCAACACCTGGAATAAATGAAGCAATTGGTGCGACTTTTGATACGACTTTGGCAACAGACTTGACACCTTTCTTAAGGAATTTACCAACCTTAGAAAAGAATCCTTCATCCAATGATGCAAGTTGAATTACATGAACAAATTCTTCTTCAGTGAGTGTTGCGAGATATTGTTCAAATTCTTCTTCTGTAAGAGTTTCCATCTCAGCAATGAACTGTGATGATTGCTCTTGAAGGGTTTTGAATTCTTCTTCTGTGAATTCTTGCTCTTTAAATTCTGTTACAATGCTTTCAACAAGAACATCAAATTCAGCATCAATTGCTTGCTCGAATAGAAGCATTTGTTCTTCATTGAGAACAACAAGTTCTTCATTCATTGCTTCAGGTGATTCTTCTTTTTCTTCTTCTTCAGACTCTTCTTCGCCTTCTGCTGGAAGTGCCTTCATGTTTTCTGCAGGAGCTCCAGGACGTCCTGGTTTTGGTGATGGCATCACTGCTTGAGCAGTTGCAGCACCTGGTGATGTTACGTCACCCATCATGCTTTCACCGCCCAAATCAGCATTTGGGTCCATCATTGCAGCCATTGGAACTGGTTCTTTTCCAGCAGCTGCAACTGATGCTGCAAGAATTTCTGCTGCTGATTCGTGTAATGATTTATGACGCATTTATAACTCCTGAAGAGGTATTATTATTTATAAAACTTAGAGTTTTGACAAGAAATTTTCAAAGATCTTTAATGAAATCTCGTCTAATTGCTTCTGTTTTGCACTTTTAATTTGATCGTGATATTCATTAATATTGATTTCTTTTACTAAACCATTATCCCAAACCCACTCTTTCCCTTCCATAATACCTTGAACAAAGGCACCTGGAGCAGATGGATCAGCAACAATATCAGCTGCTGTTGCAAGATAAAAGTCTGGTTGCACAATATTCACACCATCGACATTCTTTAAAGAACCCATGCCACGAGAAGAAACACCAAGAGTTGCGCCTGCTTCCATTAGATTCTTGGCGATCTTACCCATAGGTGTATCAAGAACCTTTGCCTTTCCTTCGAAGACATTGCCGTTTCTCTTGATGTTTGTAATCATATGAGAGACGCGCTCTAGATTGATCGTTGGTGATTCTGGATGACCGAGCTCGCCGAATGCACGATTCTTATCGACATATTCTTTCATATAGCGATTGACTTCGTTCTCGAGAACGGTCACTGGATATGAACGACCGTTACGATTCTTTGTCTCAGCGACAAGAAATGGACCTTGAATGTATAGAGTCTTAACACCGTTATTTTCTTCGGTGATATACTTTACTTCTTCAACTGTTTCTGTAATAAGTTTCATGTTTCTATTCCTTTAATCCAAGTGATGCTCTTTTTCTCATTGATCTTTTTCTTCTCATAAGAGCACGCGCCATTTTTGCTTTGCGCTTGACTTTACCACGACGTTGTCCGCGTTTTCTACGAATTCTTTCTTGCATTGACATACGCTTGAGTTTTCCACCACGAATTGTATAACCCTTTACAGCGGATAATTTTTTGCGTCTTTGAACTTTACCACCACGAACACGAGCCTTAACAATTTTTGTTCGACCCTGACGAATCACATTTCCTTCGTCAAGTTGTTCTGTTTCTTCTTCTAATTCAAATGGTGCTTCAACAGCCAATGCTTTTTTAAATAAATCTAATTTGTGTGATGCAAGTTCATTAAGTCGACGAATAATTTCTTCTTTTACATTCGTACGATCCATAAAGTTTTTAACTTCTGATGACTTTACAATTCTTGGATTCATATACTGCATTATTTTAATGCGCTTCTCTTCTTCTTCATCGCGCATTTGATTATTTCCATCATCGTCAAGAACTTCATTCTTATCATCTTCTTGTTCAGAATTTTTAAGTGCATCAACACCATATGGTGTCTTCATAACTTTTTCAATATTTTCGTCACTTAAACCCTTTGACTTGAGATACTTGACTGCTTCTGCATCTTGCATGTCAGCACTTTCTTTTTTCTTTTTTGATGGATTCTCTTCAGCAATTACTTTCTTTACTTTGTCAGCAAAAGTATCTGTTGGTTTGATGCCGTTTTGTTTCATTTCTCTTTTTTCTTTTCGATCAACGAGTTTTTGCAAATTTGCACCTTTTCCATCTTCAAAATCAGAAGAGCCATATCGATCTTCATATCTTTGAATTTGTTCTTTCATTTTACGGAGAGTGCAAACTCTTTTGCTTTGTTAAAGGTTTCTTCGTTTTCAAGAAGCATATCAGAAAACTTTTGTTTATTTTCTTCGTTCAATGACTCATACACTTCATGAATCTTAGCCATCACTGATTTTTCTACAGGTATTTCTTCACCTGTTGAAAGCAATACTGGAACATATTCTTCATTCACAAATCCAGCAATTGGTCCACCAGTCTTTGCTGTTCCAATTGGACCTGAACTGACTGTATTCAATGCTGCGCCAAATCCTGCACCAGATGTATCATAAGGCACTGGAAATGTAAGACCATATTTGTTATCCATATACAATGCAACACGTTGACCATTTGGAAACAAACGAATTGCTTGGCGCTTTAAAAGCAACATTGCAGGTGGATTAAATTCTTCGTTTAGATTCATTTTTTCTTCTCTTAA